TCGAGCTGGCAATGGCAGATCCACATCCGTATGTTTTGAACTTAGCGTCTTGAATAATCCCATCTACAACCTTTATTTGAAGTTTCATTACGTCACCGCAAGCAGGTGCACCGACCATACCTGTGCCTACAGTATCATCAATTTCCATCTTGCCCACGTTGCGTGGATTCTCATAGTGATCGATTACTTTATCTGAATATGCCATATTAATTAGGTACCAATACAGTTCTATAACAATTACAATTAGCGTCAAGGATAGTTTCTTGATGATAATTACTAGGTGCCGGATTAGGTTGTTGTATATATACAGGTGGTTGCTGTATGACAACCGGCTGTGGTGGATAGTAGTATGGCTGATAGTAATATGGACGAGCGATACTATATCCAACTACTCCACCAATGATTGCTGGTGCTACCCAACCGCCGCGATATCCATAGTATCCGTGTGCTTCCGCTGAGGCTACACACGCACCCATACCTGCAGAACATAAAAAGATTAAAGCTAAAAGTTTTTTCATGATGGTACTCCTTACGCTATTATAACGTATTTAATTCATTTTGTAAATAGATTTTGGTTATTTGCTTGCGGCTCTTTTAGCCATTGAACTTACCACTTTAGCGTTGTCTGCGTGTACTCCAGCATCAACATTTAATGGATCGGCATTGTCAACGGTGTTTTCTGGTAAAGCCAAATAGATATACTTGGCTCCAGTTTTTTCATCGTCTTTGATATCTTTGATTAAACTCTTAACTGTATCGTTGTGTTCGTTTGCAGCTTCTAAAGCAGCATAATTGAACGCTTCGTTACCGGGAATGTTACGAACACGTTCAATAACTGTATCAACTTTAACACGTGGTGTTACTGCATCGCTTTCTGTTGCTTCGTGACGTAACCATTCAAGTGCTGTGATTAAAGCAGAATCTCCGCGAGTATCTGCTTCATCTTCGATTGCCTCAAATTCAATTTGAGGATCTTCTAAGATAATGTCACGAATACGCATTAACGACGCTCGCGGCCTAATTCTTCTTCGCCACCAGCAGCAGCATCAGTAGCATTAAAACTATCTGTGTCTAAATCGCTTTCGGGAGCGGCACCTAAATCAGCAGGAGCCTCACCGGCGTCGGCACCTAAATCGTCACCACCTAAACTCATGTCGCCTGCCGGAGCTTCTTCGCCTGCTAGTTGACGTACTGCTGTGTCAGCTTGCTCGCGGCCACTTGCCAACGATTGATATAAGTTGCCTAACAATGGAGTAATAGCACTCTTAAATGCTTCAGCTTGTTCACTGCCAATTTGATCACGGATTGTGTCTACTAAAGCAGGTACTTGTTCGTTTTGAACTTTAGAAACTTTTTCTAACATGTCTTGTAGACTATCAACGATATCCTTGGCAGCTAAAACAGCTTCAGAACGACCCATTTCAGATTCAAACAAACCTTGCTCGGAACCCATCCATTTGTCTAAGCCTTCTTTAACAAGCATAAGTTCCATATACTTGCTATTCTTTTCAGCGGTATGAGCGCCAAAAGATTTTTTAATTTCAATAATGTTTTCACCAAGTGCTTTGCTCAAGCGTTGTGCTTTAGCATAAGTTAAGTTATCGTAATCAATGGAAAAACCAAAACGGCTTTCAACGATTTTGTTAATCTTTTGTGGTGTTACTTCTGTACGCATTTCTGAGAGTCTCATTGTTTATATTCCTAAACTGTATGTAGTATTTATGTCTATTCCCATATCTTGGCTAACTTTGCATAGCGGTGAATTTTTGCTACTTTTTCACGTGCCGTTGCTAGGTCTTTTTCGGCTATTTCAAGCCTATTTTGCCGGCTATCTACAGTCACATAATCTTTGTTTATGCGAGCACGTTCAATAACACGACGTAGGGATAACATATCTGTATAATTTTTATTTATTACTGAGTCAAGGGCACGGAGTTCATCTGCGGCATAATATTTGTGTTTAATAGTATATATTGTATAGAGTATAGCACTAATTTTGTTTTCAAAAACATGTACTAATTCATCATTACGATCAAATACTTCGCAGGTTTTATTAGGGTGTACTCGTAGATTATACAAGCCAATTTTGTATCCGTTTTTAACTGGAATACAAATGCTTGTATTGCGTTCCTCTTGTAGTTTTCCTAACTCACGCTTGGTCCACTGTTTAATATAATCGGTGGTAGCATTGGTTACTTGTGTTACTTCATCGGGAGCTGGTTTGTGTGTTGCTTTTTTCTTAACGAATTTTCTTCGTGTATATGATTTGACCATTTTCATTACGACGCAATAATACGTCCTGCATCGTTAGTTGATTAGCTATTAGTTGCTCGCGTTCATTGAGCTTATTCTTTTCTATTTTAGATTCATGCTGGAACCGGCCCAACAGATCTGCTTGTTCGTTGTTCAAACTAATTTGAACGTTGTTTAGTAATTCTACTATTTTCATTATTTGGTTGCCGAGTGTACTATTAAACCTAGTACGGCAGTCAAGAATGCTACAAATACCGCGGTTCCGATGGTAATTAATGTTTTATTACCTTCACTGCCTACTCGACTTAGGCTATCTTTGATGTCAACAATATGACCTTCTAGTTTATCCATACGATTATCTAGGTTTTCTAATTTAGTTTCCAAGTTAGAGTATCTTTCTGCACAAAGTTCTACGTGTGCCTCAAGACTCTTTTTTTCAATATCGGTGGTGGACATCTATGCTTCTCGCTTTCGGTTAGCGACGCTGTTTCGTAAGCCTGTATGTGCCTTAATTGTGAGCCTTAATGGGTGCCGTAGCATCAACATATATTTATGCTGGTAATATTTGGTTAAAGTATATGTTTTTAATAGTACCATGCGGGTAAAAAATGGGCAACATAAAACGAGCTGTTTCTGTTAATCCCGTAATAATAGGAACCTGTTCAAAGTCTTGCATTAGGCCTCCCAATGGTTTATTAGGAAGGTCGTATATGCCCTCTCCTTCGATGGCCCATTGCCAGTACCAAATACGTTGCTCGCCTGTATAAAAATCGCCAAACTCGGCAATGCCAATATCAGCAAAGGTTGATTGTATAGGATCTTGTACATATTGAGGCTGTGTACGCAAACCGATACATTGTAATACTGTTTCCCAATTGCGTTGTTGGTTACGTTCTAGAGTATCTGTCATGCCGCGATTAAATCCAGTAGCGGTAATATCCACTAAACTAAAACCTTGAAAGAATTGTAGATTGGTTGACATGATGCAAGTATTTATCGGCCATAAAAAAACGCACAGTAAAGTGCGTTCTTTTATTTTTAGTTAAATTAACTATTAAGCTAATTTGAAACCGTTTGTACTAGAAACAGTAGCTACGTTAGCCCATACGTTACCTGTACCAAATGCTGCACTAGCATTACCTAATGAAGCGATACGTGTAGCGATTGCTGTAGTTGTGTTACCAGCAGCTTCAACTAAAACGCTCAATTGATTTGTATCAACTTGATACATAACGATTGTAGAGTCGATAGCGATTTGACGTAAAATTGCTTCTACTGGACCGCCTGTTGAACTGTCGCCTTTTAGGAAAGACTGTTGTACTGCACCACCTAAAGTGATTTTAATTGCTGTTGGGTTCTTTGTTAAACCTGTAGCGATGATTGTACCTAATGTACCATCTGTTGTTGCATCAACGTTGTTGATACCTTGTGCATCACCTGCATAACGTGTTTGGATTGCCATTGTAATTCTCCTTTTATATATTGCGTTTACCGCATGTAATTATTTATGTCTTTTGTAAAAAATTTTGGTTTATTTGGCAAATAAAGCGGCGCTAAAAGTGCCGCGATCTACTAGTTTTACCAAGCCTTGTGGTGTGTTAAACACAAAACCTTCGCCTTGCGGGCGACCGTTTACTGACTGTTGTATACCTTGTACTTGCTGTTCTAATTGTTGAGTGAGATTAGCTTTAAGAGCATACATCGCGTTCCATACAGTAAACAGTCCATTTAGCCCCTTTTGATTACGATAAAGATACCCGCCTTGGTTTTCGCCAACTAAACTTTTGTATTGTTTAGCACTTACATTGGTCTGTAGCCAATCTACTAGTTCTTCGTTAGTTTGCCCAGTAATACGTTTGTTTAGATATTTTTGTATGGCTTGACGTGCTACGCCATCTAATCCAGCTAAGAATTTATCTGTCACGGCACCGTACTGATTAACAGCAGTAGCAGCAGCTTTAAGTACTTGTACAGGTTCGTCAAGACGAAACTCAATGCCAGCACTGGGAGTTAATATGACCACAGATCCATCACGCTTTAGGCCCTGTCCATTCCATTGTGCCGGTTTTGCTGAATCATCAGCAAAGTATTGATGTACTACAACACCACCTACACTACGAGCAATTTGTTGTCCTAGTGTGCTTTTGGCTGGGATATGGTATTCAACCACATTAGGCTTAAATGCAAACACACCTTTAATGGGTTTTAGCTGTTGTGACCATAGCAAGTCGCCCCAGAAGAATCCCTCGCTTGATCCCACTGCTTCCTCTAGTCCGCGCCAGATGTTGCCTAGCTTGGCATACAAGTCTGGGCGTGTTTTTCCTGATTTCTTTTGTTGATCGTATTCTTGCCACTTAGCTGGAGTGTCGGCAAATACTTTGTTATCAAACATGTACTTGTCTTGGATGGTAAAACGACCATCACGTAAACGTCCAAATATAAGTGCTGGAAAGCCATCCCACTTGATAGTTACGCTACCAGGATTCTTAATAACATACTGTAGTGCTCCTAGCATCTGTTTAGCCGCCGCGGCTCCTTCAAAGATAGTGTCCTCTGGATGCGGTTGTGCTCCAGTGCGTTCTTCTACTAGGATTTGATTGATAAAATCTAATT